AATCAATGGTATCAATTAGGATATGAAAATGGATACCAAGATGTTTTTTACACTCAAACAAGCACTGACCCAACCACAGGTGAAGAAATAACTACACAGGATTGGTATTGGGTAGATGAAGAAGGAACACAAGTCGCATCATCAGACTTAGACTTCAGAGAAAGAATAATGCCATCACTTATGAATGAATTTAATGGATTAGCTTGGGATGAATTAGATTCATGGGTAGAAGTAGCACCTATAGTAGGATTAGATTTCTACCACTACAAAAGAGATTTTTGGTTCCATGGATATGCTAACTACATTTTACCTTACCATAGATACATAAAAGGTGATGAAGAAGCATCTTACTTAAACAGAAATAATTGGGGTAAAGGTGGATTGATGCAAGGTACAGAATTGGAGCAATGGTCTGATTACTCATTTGGAGCATCATTGGGAACTAAAATAGGAAAAAATTTAGGTATATTTATACAAGGAGAATATTCCAAAATGTGGGATAGTAAATTATATCAAACAACATTCGGTATTAACTACTCTTTTAAATAATATAAAATGGCAAAACAAATAGGTGAGGAAACTAAAATTACATTAGACCTCAAAACAATAGGTATAGTTTTATTTGGTTTAGCTACTGTTATAGGAATGTGGTTCTCTCTTCAAGCAGATATAGAAGAAGCAAAAGAACTACCAGAACCTGAAATTCAGAGAATAGAATTTCAAATGAAAGATGAAGCTATTAGAGACGCTATTATAAACACTCAGGATGATGTAGAAGAAATTAAGAAGCAGCTTAATAAAATTGATGAGAGGCTTTTCGACTTACAAAAAAGAAACTAATATGAAAAAGTTTATAGTTTTAATACTAATATTATTTTCAAGCTTAATTTATGGTCAACAGATTTTAAATGATGATAATTTTGAACAAGCAGTAGAAGGAAGATCGGCTTTTCAAGATGATAATATTTCGATAGTCGTCGTAGAATTTTGGGCATCCTTTAATGATGATAATTCTTTTGAACATTGGGATAAAATAGAAGGAGTTAAATATTATAGATGTGATATCGCTAAAGCACCAAAAGCTAAAAAGAAACATAAGGTTAGAACAATACCTCACATTATTATATTTAAAGATGGCTTTGACGAGGTACACTTTAAAGCAGGTTTAGACTTTACAATATCAGAATCACTAGAAGACATTCAAAAAGAGATTGATGAACTAAAAAAAGAAAGTAAATTTTAATTATGAAAAAATTGTTATTACTATTATTGTTAGTGCCTACCTTATCCTTTAGCCAATTACAAATTGGTAATTGGGCTGTTGAAGAAGATAAAATGCTTCATTATATTGGAGGAGTTGCTATAACTAGTATTGCCCACGATTTAATATTTGAAGAAACACAAAATAAGGATAAGGCTGTTATGTATTCAATGGCTACTACTTTAGCTTTATCTGCTTTTAAAGAAATATTTATAGATAAAAAAGGTGATGGGAATGACATAGCTGCCGGAATGTATGGAGCTTTAACAATAGGGGTAGTTATTTCTATAGACGATATTTTTAAAAAGAAAAAAAGAAAAAAATTAGCCCGAAGAAATTCAAAATACTAAAACACATGGCCAACCCAGTAGCTTGTATGATTGCAATAAATGATGTTAAATCATCAGTTCAAGGAAACGATCCAAGAACTTGGATGAAAGCCTGTGCAATAGAAACCTTATTAAAAGGTAAAAGTGGTAAGCATTTTAAAAATTGCTTGATAGGTAAAATGGAATCTACTGCTCAACACATCGAAGACCCAGCAGGATACGCTGAAGAATTATATAGTAAAATAAAAAATAAATGTAGTTAATATAAACTAAAATACAAAATTATGAGTTGTTACACAAGAGAAGAGATTAAATGCGCCGTAGAATCAAAAGGCCATAAATGGTTTGAGAAAGGAAATTACAATTTAAATATAGTTGGAGTTAGAAACTCCTCTACTGGAGATAAAGTTACAAATAAGTTTGATGATTGTATAACAGTATCTTATAATGTAGATGGAGAAGAAAAGTTCCATTGTTTTAAAGCAACCACAGACCCCGGAAAGTATTGGGAAGAAAATATTATGAGAAAAGATGGGGTTGCTATTTTAGTTCCTGGGCAGTATAGAAGTTCTCATAAAATAAGAAAACATCAAGGTAAATATGAAGCTTTATGTCAACAAAAAGATGTTAAAGTATATAGAGATAATAATAAAGATGGAGTATATGATATGTTAGCCGAAAGTATACAAGAAGGTATATTTGGTATTAACATACATAAAGCAGGTTCCAGAATAAATGGGTCAACTCAAATAGATAAATGGTCCGCAGGTTGTCAGGTATTTTCCAAAGAATCAGATTTTAATCAATTAATGGATTTAGCCTACAAAGCTAAAGATTTGTATGGTAATTCATTCACATACACCTTAATTGAATCAAAAGACGTAGTTTAAAATGAAATCAACAACCACCCTATTTATAGCAATAACAAGTATGTCACTAGGATTTATATGTTCCTACTTTATGGAACTCACAATGCAGAATGCAGAACAATATTTAGCCATTACTACTTTAGTATTTGCTGATGGTTTTTTTGGTATAGTTGCTGGAATTAAAAGAGAAGGATTTAAAACTTATAAGGCTATAAAAATATTAAGAACCTTAATTTTTTGGGTTATTATGTTAACTCTAATATTAGTTATTGAGAAGAGCATTCCTGGAGCTGGGTGGTTAAGTGAAACAATGCTTATGCCCTTAGTAATTTTCCAATTAATAAGTACTATAAAAAATGCATCTATGGCTGGTTTTATTAAAGCCAATGTTTTAAACCAGATTCTAGATGGTATTGATAAACATAAGGGCCTTAGAAAATAGGTTGTCTTAATTCAATTTTCTTATTATATTTATCACCATGTATAGATACAACGCTAAATTAGATCGGGTTGTTGACGGAGATACTGTCGATGCCTTAGTAGACTTAGGATTTGATACCTGGAAAAAGGTAAGAGTTCGAATGATGGGTATGAATGCCCCTGAATCCCGTACACGAGATTTAGAAGAAAAAAAATTAGGACTAGCAGCTAAAGCAAGATTAATTGAATTACTAAAAGATGGTAATTTTATTTTACAATCCCATGGGGTTGGAAAGTATGGCAGATGTTTAGGTACTATATTTGTAGAAGATGTAGATATAAATAAAACTTTAATTAATGAAGGACATGCAACAGAATACTTTGGGGGTGCTAGGTAAAATTAAAAAAGGAATGTTTCCATTTCTTATTGCCTTTTCTGCCCTATCCGTAAGTGCATCAGCAGCATTTTACTCAGTTAGTGGTTTAAGTAAACTATTTGCTGGGGCGAGTTTAGAGGTTATTATAATGGCGGGTTCACTAGAATTTGCTAAGTTAGTAACTGCTTCACTTTTATATCAGTATTGGGACACCCTTAATAAAACACTACGAACTTATTTATCTATATCTACAATAGTATTAGTATTAATTACTAGTATGGGTATTTATGGGTTTTTAAGTGCAGCTTATCAAGAAACATATTCTAAATTATCAACTATAGAAAATCAAAAAGGTTTTATCCAAAAGAAAATTAATTTTTACCAAAATGATGTAAACAGATATGATGAAGAAATTGAAAGAATATCTAGCAATATTAGTACTTTATCTAATGCAAAAGCTTCGACCATCCAAGTACGAGACACCTCGGTATCTGGGGGATTTAGACAAACAATCTCTACAACTGAGCTTAGAATGGCGCAGAGTCGTATTAATATTGAGGAGGAGAATCGTAAATTGGCGCAATCAAAGAGATCAATAGCATCAGATAGCCTCCAAAAATTTCAATTACAAGTACTGGATTTAGATAATAATAATGAAGTGGCTGGAGAATTAGGACCATTACAGTATTTATCTAATTTGACCGGTACTTCAATGGATAAAATTATCAACTGGTTATTACTTATTATAATATTTGTATTTGATCCCTTAGCTATATCTCTAGTAGTTGCAGCTAATTTTGCATTTGATAAAGCTTACCCAAAAAAGCAGTATAGAGAAAATCTATATGGGGAAGAAGTAGAAGTTTTATCTCCTCGAGATATTTCTAAAATAGTAAAAGAAAACGAAAACTCCTCCCCACCAAATGAAGACTTAACTAAAGCCGCTATGGAATTTGAAGTTAAAGATGCTGAGGAAATGCAAACCCAAGAAGAATTTCTAGAAAATTTAAATAAACTTGAAAAGATAAAAGATTGGGAAGCAGCAGAACGAAGAATGGAAATCATAGGTCAAAATGGTAATAATGGGGAACATTATGAAGATATACCTAAAGAACTTAGTTGGTTAGACTTGGATGGTGATGGTTTTATTTCCCAAGTAGAACTTAAAGATGCTTATAAAAATATTTCTAAATTAGAAAAAATATTAAAGTCTGATATATCTAAAGATAAACAAAAATATATCTTAAATCTTATTAATGAGATCAAAAAAAGAATAAAATCGGACGATACTAAAACTTATTAAAAGTAATGCACGGGAGACTTGGCTACCCGGGAGAGGGTTCGTATATTCACCATGTTGAGCAATTAGGCACAACATTAAAATCAAGGTTATGAGTAAAATTTCAATTAAAAATCAGGAAGATAGAAATGATGTGATGGTGTGGGTTTCAGACCTATTCAAAGATGTTAATGGGTTTAGACCTAGAGGGTATAAATTTAATGAATGGTCTAACCAGGAATTAGAGGATTTCGTTAATGATCTTATTGAGATTTCTGAAAAGCAAGCAGCTGAAGAAAGAGCTTGGGAAAATAAAGCCATTAATGATGTAATATCAGTAGGTGCTGATGATAAAGAAACAGCATTAAGGTGGTTAGATCAAGCTGATGCTTATTTCATGTATGGTGATGATGAGTTTTATACCGATGATATTGAAAAATATGGTTGGGTTGCTAAACATTTTGAAAAAACAGCAGCATAAAAATTAGGCTCCCCAAATGGGGAGTCGTATATTTAAGTATATTAATAAAAACAAATAAAGGTCATGAAAGAATTTATTAAATCTATTAAGGAAAACCCCAGAGAATTTGTAGAAACCATAGTGTTAATGAGTACACTATCAGTATTATTTTATGTTTCAATGTGGATTTTTTATTAATGAATAGTCCTTATAGCCCCGTAACATCGAGAGAGCAATTAGAAAAGAAATTCTCTAAGCTACGTAAACTAACATATAATGCCTTTAGGTGGTGGCGAATGTATGATAACCCCAATAAACCTTTGTGTAATAGATCACCATTTCGTGATCGTATATTAAATGGTGATTTTGATTATTCACATTACAAATACCAAGCAGATTGGTGTGAGCATGAAATGAATGATATTGCTAAGGAATGTGGGGATGATATAGGTAAATTTGTTGAAAAGACCTCACTATTACGTTCTCGTAGAAAACGTTTGCTTGAAGATTTTGAAAAAGATGAAAATGGTAAATTAGAAATGTTAATAAAAGCATTTACTGTTCATTTTAGATGTAATGAAGAACAAGTTTATGAAGAAATTTCAAAATGTAGTGGTTCCCTGATGGATCTTTACTATATTATAGAAGAGAAATATAAAATAGTTCATATGCCTTACCCCTTAAAGCGTAGAGGACGACCTAAAAAAGTTATATAAATGAAAGTATCACACGAAGTGCCTAGATGTTTATTAAATGCATCACAAGTTTTTAATGATTATGATTATTGTTTACCTCATCTATTAGATCAAGATGAAGAATATAAACAATATTTTGAAAAGGCTAGGGATGAAGGACGTTATGTTATTATGGATAATTCACTCCATGAATTAGGAGAAGCATATGATTATGATAGATTAAGATATTGGGTTAATGAATTAAAACCTAATGAATTTATAGTACCAGATGTTTGGATGAATTGTTCTCAAACAGCGGCACAAGCTAAGTATTGGAGACAATTTAAATATCCTAAAAACACCAAACTTACAGCTGTAATTCAAGGTGAAAATAAAAACCAAGCGTATCTATGTGCTAACCTATTAGCTGGATTAGGATATGACAAATTATGTGTATCTTATGGTGCTACTTGGTATAACGATTTCTTCCCACACACCAACTCAGATATGGGAAAAGCATTAGGTAGAGTACGATTTGTACAAGGTCTATTAAAATTAAAACAATTAAAAGATATTAAATTCCATTTATTAGGGTGTTCAATCCCACAAGAATTTGGTTGGTATGATGATGGTTTCCCATCAAGAATAGAATCAATTGATACTTCAAATCCTATAATGGCAGCCTTAGATGGAACTAGATATAGTAGTAATGGTATGAATTACAAACCAGAAGCTAATATGAATGATTTTTTTGATATTGAATATGAAGATATAAATTACTTAGATATACTTTATAATACAACTAAATTTAGAGAAATTAATAATTTAAAAACCAAATAGTTATGATGTCACTTTATGATTACCAAGGTCACGCCGATAAAAACGGGACGGGATTAAAAGTTAATGCTTATGCACAACTTAAAAAACAACCTTATAAAAAAAGGTTATTAGAATTTAATAATACAGAAGTATTTTTATATACTAAAGAATTTTTAGATGAATATTTTAAAATAGAAGAAATTTTTAATAAATAAGTTATGGCAAAGTTAACAAGAAATGTAAATTATTGTAATTACAGATGGGAAGAATATGTGCTAACAGAAGAAGAATTGGCACAGTGGAAAACAGGTGATGAAGATCTCCAACAAGAGATTATAGATAACGCCGATTGGGATCTAGTAAGAGATAAACCAATTGACGATTATAGTGAACCAGAATTTGTAGAAGAATAAAGATATGGCAGAATTTATAAAACACGCATTAGGTCTTTGTGGAGAGCACTATCATCCAAATTTATGGACACTTCTTATAGGAGGGGTTGGATTCTCTACTTTCTTTTCGTATGTTCGATCATACATAAAATGTAAATTTAATCAAGCGTTAGCCTATACGCAAAATACCTGGCAAAAATTAAATAAATAAATATGGCACATTGTGTAGTAAGTTTAAGTGGTGGAATGGATAGCAGCACCCTATTGTTAAGAGCTATCGAGAAGTATGATACAGTAACAGGTATCTCATTTGACTATGGTCAAAAACATAAAGTAGAGCTAGAAAGAGCTCAATCTTTAATTGATTACCTTGCAAGTAAAGGTCATAACGTAAATTATCGTCAAATTAAACTAGATGGATTAGTAGATTTACTAGATTCTGCATTAGTAGAAGGTGGAGATGATGTACCTGAAGGACATTATGAGCAAGATAATATGAAAGAAACAGTTGTTCCTAACAGAAACAAAATGTTTGCTTCAATTACTCAAGCAGTTGCTTTATCTGTAGCAAATAGAACAGAAGACGTTTGTGATATTGCTTTAGGTATTCATGCTGGTGATCATGCCGTTTATCCTGATTGTAGACAAGAATTTAGAGATGCAGATGATGCAGCTTTTAGAATGGGTAATTGGGATGCTGATAGAGTAGGTTACTTTACTCCTTATTTAGATACTGATAAGTTTGGTATATTACAAGATGGAGAAAAGTTATGTGAAGTATTAGGTATTGATTTTGATGAAGTTTATAAAAGAACAAATACCTCTTATAAGCCAATCAAAGTATACAGTAGACCTGAAACAAATGCTTACGAATGGTATAGTGATTATAAATCAGCTTCCTCAGTAGAACGTATTGAGGCCTTTATTAAATTGGGTAGACCTGATCCTGTTGGATATGCTGATGAAACAGGTGTAGTTAGTTACCAAGTTGCAAAATCTCATGTTGAGAAAGTTCTTGCTGAATACGTATAATTACCAATAAAATTATAAATTAAAAAGTAATGAATGCAACACAAAATGGTAATACTCAGTTAAATTCTGAGAGAAACAACTTGAATAAAAGGGTTGATAATCTTAGATTACTAAGTAAAACTAAAAAAGTACAATGGGATAGTATGAGAAGACACCGTACTATTTAAAAATTAAAAAAGTTATGAAAAAACAAGAATTACCTGATGCAAAAAAACACCAGCAAATTTCTTTCATTAAATCAGGGATCCGTATCTTAGGGTACGGAACCTTATGGTTTAGTTTGGATACCGCAATTATTTTACTTATATTAAGTGAAATAGTAGGAATAGGAGAAGAATTAGTTTAAATTATAAAAATATGAAGTTATATTATTTTAGTGCACCTTGGTGCGGACCTTGTAAAATGCTAGGACCACAAATGGAAAAAAGTGGCTTACCATACACAAAAGTAAATGTTGATACCGATACAGATTTATCAGCTAAATTTGGGATTAGAAACGTTCCAACATTATTAAAAATAGATTCCCAAGGGAATGAAATATCTAGAATTGTAGGTGTAAAACCTATACAAGAAATCAAAAATTGGTATAATGGGTAAATTTCAATCAAGTAAAGTATTTGACGGGTTTAGTACAGTGTTCCGTCAATGGAAAGCAGAAGACACACACTGTAGATTCGTACATGGTTACGGTATTTCATTTAAAGTTTATTTCGAAGGTGACTTAGATGAAAGAAATTGGGTTTGGGATTTTGGAGGAATGAAAAGAGCCAAAGGAACAATAGATGGTATGTCCCCTAAAGCATGGATGGACTTTATGTTTGATCATACTATAATTGTAGCTGAAGATGATCCTTATGCTGCCGCTTTTGCCCAAATGCATGAAGCTGGAGTAGCTCAAGTAAGATTTATTCCTGCTACTGGTGCTGAAAAATTTGCAGAATACATTTTTGATAAATTAAATGAATTTATTTTCCCAGAAACAGAGGGCAGAGTAAAAGTTACAAAAGTTAAGTTTATGGAGCATGGAAAAAATGCTGCCTATTATAGTGAATAAAAGTTATATAGTGAATAAAAAACCACTTAAAAAAATTATATGGAACACAAGCAATTAAAGCGTATTGAGGATTACGATAAAAACCTCCCGATTGTAGAAATCTACACTGCAGTACAATCAGAAGGATCAAGAGCAGGATACCCAACAGTAGTAATTAGAACAACAGGATGCACTCACAGATGTTATTTCGGTGAAGGTGGTTGGTGTGATTCTTGGTATACCAGTATCCACCCAGAAAAAGGACATTTTAATTTTAAAGACATTATTGCAATGTATGAGAAAAACCCTCATATTAAGGAAATGATGCTTACTGGAGGTTCTCCTACAATGCATGGAGCTTTAGTAAATGAACTAACACATTTTGCACATGAAAATAACATATTCATTACTATTGAAACTGAGGGATCTCATTTTCTGCCTACCGATTATCCTATTAACTTACTTAGTATTAGTCCCAAGTTTAGTAATTCTGTCCCCGTTGTTGGTGTTGAAACACCTCAGGGAGCAATTACAGATGAGAGAATGGTAAAACGTCATAATAAGTTTAGACTTAATTATGAAGCAATAAAACAATCAATTGATTACCATTCTGATTACCATATTAAACCTGTATGGGACGGTAAAGATGAAGGAGCATTATCCGAGATTATGGAATGTATTAATATCCTAGAAGTACCACAACATAAAGTCTGGTTCATGCCTGCTGGAGATTCTAGAGAAGCACTATTTAAATCTTATCCGGTATTATTTGATTGGGTTAGAGATAATGGTTATAGAATGACTTGGAGACCTCATATTATCGCTTTTGAAGATCAACGCGAAGTATAGTGGATAAGCAAGAAGCCCTTCGTATATTAGGGGAAATAGAAGAGAACATCAATGTCTGTTGTGCCATAACAATGGAACCAGATGAAGTATTAGTATTAGTAGATAAATTAAAAAGTTATATAAATGGAGAACAAACGTAGAAAAGTTCACGAAGAATTAGAAGTAGTAAAAGTAGGTTATGCAAATGGAGTTGCTGAAGGATTTCCCTTCAATGATGAAGAAAAGTTAAAAATGATTGATAAAGCTGAAACAGCTTATGGTCAATTTTTAGATGCATTAAAATGTGATTGGAGAGATGATCCCAATTCAATGGAAACACCCCGTCGTGTAGCTAAAGCATATGTAAATGATTTATGGGCTGGTCGTTACACAGCAATGTCTCCAATTACATCATTCCCAAGTGATGGTTATGATGGTATTGTTATTGAACGTAATATACCGTTAACTTCAATGTGTTCTCACCACCATCAAACAATTGGAGGTGTTGTTCATATTGGTTATATTGCAGGAGAAGGTGGTCAAGTAATTGGATTATCTAAATTAAATAGAATTGTTGAACTATTTGGTAGAAGAGGTGCCATTCAAGAACAATTAACATCAGCTACCCATAATGCAGTAAGTAAAATTACTGAAGGTAATAAAGGTGTTATTGTTACTATTGTAGGAACCCACAATTGTGTTAGCTGTAGAGGTGTTAAACATCAAGGTGCTGCAATGGTTACTACCAAAGCATCAGGAGTGTTTAGAGAAAATAATAATCTA